TGGTTACAGAAGTGAACAGGACCGTAAATTTTTTACTAATGCTAAAGAATGTATAGAGAGTATAATGAATGGTAAAGTAATAGAAGGAGACCAAGAAGGTGGGTGGGAATATTCTACCAATGGATGTTTTCAATGGTGTCCAGCTGGCACACCAGTTGCATATCACTGTGATAGTCAACAGTATGCAGGTGTTTTATATTTAACACCAGATGCACCACACGACACAGGTACTTCACTATTTAAACATAAAGATACAGGTATAGATTATTTGCCACAGTCTGATGAAGATTGTCAAAAATATTTTGGGTGTTCATGGGAAGAATTACATAATGCAGTCTTTGGTAAATATGGAGGTAAACAAGGTACACCAGACCCTAATCCACCTAATAACCCAGATATGTTGTTAAGGACACATGAATCCAATTACTTAGATGGTACTCAGTTCGAGGAGACTGATAGAATAGCCAATGTATACAATAGACTAATAATCTTTGATGCTAAGAAAATACATGCAGCTACAGGTTATTTTGGAGATAATATACATAACAGTAGACTATTCCAACTATTCTTCTTTAATCTAGAAAAAGATGAGGATAATTTATGAGCGAAGCAAAATGGACAGCAAGTCATATGAGGTTGAGCCCTAGTAAGATTAATACTTACCTAAAATGCCCGAGAGAGTTTTACTATAATTATATAGCTAAACTACCTCAGAAGAAAACTATACACCTCTTTAGAGGTACACTAGTACATCAAGTCTTAGAAGACTTATTTAAAAAACAATTCCGTACACTACCCCAATGGGAGAAAGGTGTACCTAAGTTATGGGTTCAAGACCAATTCGAAACAGGATGGGAAGAAAAGATAGCTAAACATAAATGGTTATGGGAAGTACACACCAATGAAGAAATGGATTCTATGTACAAAGAGACAGAGGAACTATTACAGAACTTTGTTGACTCAGTTAATAAAAAGCTAACTGAAATGGTTGATTGGAAGATATTTAAAAACAAACAACAAGCATGGAATGCTGTAGCACCTAAGTATGCAGAAAAATGGGTTAAGTCCAAAGAGTATGCAATAGTAGGCGTTATTGATGTAGTTTGTAATGATTTCGATGGTGGTACTACTTTACTTGATTATAAAACTAGTAAGCGCTACGGAGCATACTTACCAGAGGAATATTATCGCCAGTTGATTATCTATGCTTTCTTATACACATTAGAGATGGGCGAGATGCCGACATTCGTAGGCGTTAATTACCTCCGCTTTGATGATACCTTCTTTGTTAAGTGTAATCAAGCAGTGCTTGATGAAGCTAAAGATTTAATTAAGATGGTACATGACTCTATAAAGGAACGCGAAGAATACGAAGATAGATATGAGCAAAAGCCTCAGAATTTATGTAAGTGGTGTTCTTTCCATAAAAGTAACGGTGGGCCTTGTGACGCTGAAGTACCTAAGTGGCAACCAACATACAAGAAACGTAAAAAAGAAAATTATGCTGATGTAAGTAATGCTTTCAAGGGTACATTAGATATAGAGAGTCAATCACAGTTCCCAGACTTTGATTGAGGGTAATCTTTAAATAGAAGCGTCATGTAAAATAATACATGGCGCGCGATGATTATGGGGCTATTTCCGTAATCTCTGATGATGAAAGAGAGGCATTAGGATTAAGGGGAAGAAAACCAGATGACGAAGAAGAAGGATTATTTGAGACTCTAGGTAAAGCAGGTGATAAAGTTGCTGAGACTAAGTTTGGAAAAAAACTTGGCTCTATTTTTACTGTCTTATTAATTGCTTTCTTTGGAGGCGGAGGAGATTTAAGTGCGTTTGAAGATATTTTCGGAGGAGAGGAAGAGCCCATATCTAAGGGTGGATGTATGGACGTTTCAGCTATCAACTTTAAAAAGGATGCTACTTTTGATAATGGTAGTTGTATATTCCCTCCTCCTGTTATTTATGGATGTACTAACCCCGATGCTGATAATTACAACTCACAAGCTACTCATGATAATGGTAGGTGTCAGTTTCTTGGCGGACCGATAGATAATGGTACAGGAAACCAAACAAACACCAATGAAACAGTATATGGTTGTATGGACATAGATGCTTTAAATTACAATGACCGTGCAGAAGAAGATGATGATTCTTGTGAGTATGAAGAGTACGAATGTACTCCTAATGCTACTTATTTTTATAATGGTTTACAATATGGAAACTATTCAAGAGAAGACAACTCTCTAAATATAACAGTAGACATAGATACTGATTGTGACCAAGAAGCCTTACCTGTAAGGGTAGGGTTTGATGTAGGTCATATAAAAGTAGAAGATAACGAAACAGTATGGAACGGATATATGTGGAATGATTTCTTTTTAAACGTTACTGGTTGGGAAAGTAACGAGTACACATTTACTTCTGGACCAGAATACTTTACAGAACCTTACACAGGTTGGTATATGGTATATGTTAATCTATATGCAGACTGGAATAGGAATGGTACATATGATTATGTAACTTACTTTTTCATAGATAACATTATATTGGAGGACCCTGAATAATGGAAGATGTTCTAGTCGCAGTCGAAGAATATGGACTACCATTAATACTCCTTCTTGGAGCCATTTATACCTTATATCGTTTTATGGTTTTTTCACTATATGAAGTAAAGAACGAATTTGGTGCTCGCCATAAAAAAAATGCAGAAGATATGCAAGAGGTAAAAATATCTCTAGCAGAGATTAAGTTACTATTACAGGAGAAGAAATGAAAGCTAGTCAAATGTTAGTTTTAACAAATATGTTAGCAAAAATACAATCAGACGTAGACGACTTGAAAGGAATATTAAAAGAAATGAAATTTTTAGAATTCCAAGAACTTTACGAAGGTGAGGAGGAGTGATAGAGTGGATAGAAATACTAGAAATACTAGCAGTGGTAATGGCCTCGATGGCCGTTGTACTTGCTTTCGCGGTACTTGTGAATTTTGCGCGCCACGCATTAAGACAAGGAAAACCCGAAGTAGTAAAGGTAGTAGTGAAGAAACAAGAAGCAATAAAGGAGAAACCAAAAATGAGTAAGGAAGCTAGAGAAGGAGTCACATTTAACGACATCTTTATGTTTATGATTGCGGTACCATTGGTTTTACTTTGGGTTGGTTTTGCGGGATTCGTTATACACACGGGACTCAATAACTCAGCAGTTCTTGAGAACATTGAAGCATATACTACTTTGATAGCAATTCTAGGAGGCCCAGCCCTTCTTATTATCAAAGATGCTTTAGATGTTTGGAAACAAGAACAAGCAGAGAAGACAGCGTTCTATAAGACAAAAGCACAAGCTGTTATTGACTTTAACGATGCTGCTCAGAAGCAAGCCCAAATGATAGAAGCTAATGACCAAGAACAAGAACATAAGATGGAGAGTAAAAAATGAATGACTTTGAACTAAAGGATTTGTACTTTCAAGTACAACAAATGAAAGCTGAATTGGATTCAGCTATAGAACAAACCAAAAACTGTGGTTGCGATTGTAAGTGCAGTAAGAAGGAGGAATAAATATGCCAACAGAAAAAATATATAACAAAATAACAGAGGGTGAACATTTTCACACCAATAACCCAGATATGATGTTGAAATTTGATAAACCTTCCAAAGCTGAGATAGATGAGATGAACTATAAAAAGCCTATCACATCCTATAAAAGCTTACCAGATAAACCATTTAAATTGAACGAAGATTCAGGTAATGGATTATCAAAGGAAGGATTCTCAAACATTCATACATTAGAATGGTTAGGTAGAGTCAAAGACCTACCTCAAGACAGCGCAAGCATAACGGAAGACGAGGAATAAGATGGCTAGCGTTAATAAGAAAGAGAATATAGATAAAACTCTAACCATGCGTAAAAGCGGGTCTGGAGAAAAAGTTTTTAGCCATGTAGGTGGAAAGACCCATGCATTAGAACATCATGCTATATCTAAAGAAGAAGCATTAAAACAAATTAGAGATGTTACAGAAGTAGAAATAGCAGAAAGAAAGCACCACGGTCACCACGTAGGTAAAAGACAACAACACAAAACTAAATACAGGGATTAAGATGGCCCCAAGAAAAAAGACACCAGCGGCTAAGAAAAAGCAAGCAGCAGCACGTAAAAAGGCTGGTGGTTCTAATGTAGGAAAATATAAGAAAGGTATAGCATTTGCTGGACCTTCAGGAGGCGCACCCGCTGGAAGTTTTCCCATTAATACATTAAAGAGAGCTAAATCAGCTCTTAAGTTAGCCCACAATGCTCCACGTCCTGCTGGAATAAAAAGAGCTGTATATAAGAAGTATCCTAGTCTTAGACCTAAAAAAGGTAAAAAGAAGTAATCTTTATATACTAGGGTATGTTAAATATTATAGGCTCTCACTGTAGGGCCACAGCTTCACAGGATACTTATCGCAAGCGTCTTTGAGGGAGCCCAATATGGAGATATCAACATATGAATAATACAAACAATGAAACAGCAACCAATGAAACAGCTGACGATGGAAATATCACAGCTCTTCTTGAGACTGTAGAAGAATCTGGAATATTAGACCAAATAATGGACGAACCAATTTTAGCAGGATTAACTACTATGGTATTAATTTTAGCTAGCGCAGTAGCTTATCAAGTACCCGCAGTTAAAGAATTAGTATTCAAGTACTTAAAAAATAACGAAGCTGAATTGATGAAGATGTTAGATGGAAATCTAAGCAAAGCCCAGATGAAAGCTTTTGAAAAGCTAGACGAACAAGCACAAAAGCACGTCAAAGACTCTTTAGTCCGTAATGTATTAATTACAGCTTGGGACGAAAAGGATGACGAGCTCGCTAGTCTTGTAAAATCTAAAGTCAAAGCCGCCCTCGATGAAGGGAAAGGACTTTGAACGTAGAGAAATACGAGCACAGATTAAGGCAGAGGGTAGGAGAAGCTGAATATGAACGTCATAAAGAGCTTGTCCGCCTTCTGGCGCGCAATCTTGCTCTTGAAGATATACTTTGGGAGGAAATTCTTGTATGTATTCGGGATGTTAACGCTAGAACAGAGCTCTTGCGCCAAAGAAATACAATCGTTAAAGACATACATACAGAGTTCAGAGCGTTAAATATTGAAGTGCCCACAACTGTAGAGAAAAATACTGAAGCATTTGCTTCATTTTTAGGAGATTTATCAGATGATGAAGGACCAGAAGAATCTAAAAAGCCTGATGACAGGTAAAGGTGGATTAGATTCGAAAAGTTTAGAAGTTATTTTTAAAAAATGTAGAAAAGATAAAGAAAAGATGCGTAAATTAGTGAAAGCTTTTTGTACCACTTACTTAATCGACGGAAAACAACGCCCTTTATTATTAAGACCATTACAAGAAGACATTGTATTAGAATGTTTAATGGAAAGAGAAGATGACAAGCAAACTAAATTAGCTATATTAGCTCCACGAGGCAGTGGGAAATCGTTCGCTTTGTCTGTAGCGGTGACTATATATATGTTTTTTAATAGATTTAGAGATTTAGTATTTATACTGGCTCCTACTGAAGACCAAGCCGCTTTAATCTTTAATTATGTATATCGGCACTTTGCTGATAACAGTTTTTTAAATGGCTTAGTTAAGAATTATCGTTTTCATAACAAGCCCAATATAACACTTAAGGGGGGCACAATAATGCGTAGAGCTCCATTAGCGCCTAGTAACCAAGGACAAGCTATACGAGGACAACATCCTACATTCTTAGTTGTAGATGAGAGTCCACTTATTGATGATAAGTTGTTCATTGATAATGTAGAGCCTGCTATTGTAGCTAATAAAGCTCCTTTTATTAATCTAGGTACACCTAAATCTAAAGATAACCATATGTATCGTTATCTATACGATGATGGTTATGCAACCACCTTTAAAAGATTACATTACACATGGAGAGACGCCGTAAATAAAGGGGAGGCTTACTCTGCTCCTTATACTGAAGAAGAAATGTTAGATAAGATGTTGGAGTGGGGTGAAGATTCTATCTACTGGAGGACAGAATATGAATGTGAGTTTGTAGAGTCTGTAGCGAATGTATTTAATCCAGAAAAAATAAAGGCGTGTTATGATGATTACAAACTTAATGACTTGGATGGGGGAAACAAAGGAGGAACAAATATTACTGTCGGTGTTGACATTGGCAAATCTGTTAACTCTACTGTTATTAGTGCATGGTCCCTTGAAAAGTCTGATAAAGAAAATATTGCAAGACTTATATACATTGAAGAAATCAATGCCAGAACTGGTGGACACGATATTCCATACCAACGTAAACGTATCATGGATGTTACCAATCAGTTGGGGGCATCTCGGCTTATTGTTGATTGTACTGGTATGGGTGGTGCGGTTGAACATGATTTACGGTTGGCGTGTTTAGAGACTGACGTTCATTTTGTGGCATTTGTGTTTACAGGTGGACCTAAAGGTACTAAAACGCAGATGTACAGGGATTTTACTTCATATATACAACAAGGAAGAGTTAAAGTACCCAATCCTGCCGGTTTACCTCAAGATGAGTCAAAACTAATATACAAATGGACTAAAGAACATATTGACTTAGAATATACTATGGACGCAGCCAATAAGACAGAAAAGATTGCAGCACCTAGTGGAAAACATGATGATTATTGTGATAGTACTGCAATGGCTCTTCATGCTACTTTAAGTATGTTACCTATGTCAGGAAACTTCAATCAATCAATAGTTTCACGTCCAATTAATAAAAATTACAGTGCAGCTGTAGGAAATAGAGGAACCCACTCAGGTGTGTCACTTTTTACCACAAGACAGCGTAAACAAACCTTAAACAAACATTCCCTAAGGGGAATCTAACACAATCTTTATATACTCATTAAAGTTAATTATAAATAGCCATGTCGTTTATAGATAATATTAGACGTCGTTTTGCTTCGGTTGGAAGCAATCCTACGTACAAAGAAGACGACCCAAGAAGTTATGGAGCAGGTGTTATACAACGTCTGAAGATTAATCGAGGGTTTTCGGCCGGTGGAGATAAAGATTACGAACCACACATAGGTAAAAACAGAACATACATGAATGTGTATTTATCTGACCCTATAGTTCGTAGTTTAATTGATTTACCATGTTTATACGCTGTCAAAGATAATTTTGATATTGTTACGGCCGATGAAGATGTAAGAGAAGAAGTAGAAGAAATGTTCCGAGATATAAATATTGAACATATTTTATATGGTTGGTTAAGAAATGCCCGTATTTTTGGTACTGGATATTTAGAATGGACTGGAGACAATCTAGTATTAAGGTCCAGTCAAAACATGTTTGTTAAAAGGAATGAACATGGTCAGATAGAATATTACTACCAAAAAATAGGGGACGATAAAGAAAACATAAGGTTTGAGGAATCAGAGATTATTGAATTAAAAAATAATCAATTTGATGACTTTGCTTATGGTTTATCTGATATCCACCCAATTTTGTATCTGGTTGATTTAAAAGACTATGCAGAACGTGATATAGGTGCAGCTTTAAACAAATATGCTAATTCAAGGTATGATGTTTCAGCTGGTTTACCTGATATGCCCTATGGTCCTGATAAAATCAATGAAATCGTAGAAGCTTTTAATAATTTAGCTCCGGGAGAAGATATAATCCACGGAAATGATATTATTATTAAAGAACTACAAGGAACTCAACGTGCATTCGAATATGGTAAGTATACAGACGATATAATGGATAAGATACATGTAGCACTTAAAACACCAAGAACTATGTGGACAGACCCAGATAAAGCACGTCCTATCTTTGAACCATACGTAAGATATCTACAAACGATGGTAGAAGGCGCACTTAACGCCCAGCTTATGCCTCAATTAGAAAAAGGTGAAGCTAGATTTAAGTTTAGGCAAATTAATGTTGAAGATTCTTTCACTAAAGCTAAGACTGATATGATTTATCTGTCTGAAGGTGTGTTATCACCGGGTGAAGTTAGAGAAGAGAGAGGTCTTGACCCTGAAGGAGTAACAGAATTAGACATGGAAACTTCAGAGGATATTAAGGCATCTCCTATCAGAACAGAACAAAGTGATAAGAATGCTAATATTTCTGGTGGAAAGAACCAAGATAAAAGGGAAGAATCCGCTAGAGCACAGAACAGGGGTAATAAACCCTCCGCAAACGCAACAGGAGATAGAAAATGACATTTGAAAAATGCATGATACAAACTAAATCAAACCTGAAGAAGAGGGGTTTTGATAACCCTGAAGAGATTGCAGCTGGCATGTGTACCATGTGGGCGCAAGAGAACGGCGTTGAACGGGAATTTGCAGAGGGTACTAATACGGAACCAGTTCGCAGGTCATTTGCGCTTTCAGTAGCTGAAGGTGAAGAAGTGACATTTACAAGCGAAGAGGGAATAGACTCTGTTTCATTCCCAGTTATCGCTATAACATCGGGACTTCATGAATATGAGGTTGACGGTGATATGAATAAAGTTTATATTGAAAAAGGTATGTTAAAAGATAATTTAACTTCTTTTAAAGACCTTCCGATATATGTAGACCATCAAAGAACAGCCGAGGACCTAATCGGCATGGCTGCTAATCCGGAGCTAATCGAGATGGAAAATGGAAAGACCGCAGTAAAGATGCTGGCAACAGTATCTAACAAATATGGCCGCGGTGAAGAAGTAATGGAAAAAGTTAAGGAGGGAGACATGACACATGTTAGTATCGATTGGTTTTCAAACGATATTGATGTCATGGGTGACACTTATGCCACCAATATTCGTCCAACAGAGGTAAGTTTCATTGACAATGAAAAGATGGACCCAGTCTGTAAAGAATGTACTATAGAAACGAAATGTGATTCACAAGAACCTGAAGACGACCACGACTGTGGTTGTGGTGGCCATGAAGGAGAATGTGGATGCGATAATACAGAGGAACAAACTATGTCAGAAGATAAAGTAGAAACCCCAGTAAAATCCGACGCAGAAAGCATTGTCGAGCGCGAGTTCGCTTCATTAAGAACACAACTTGAAGAGATGTCTGCATCTAAAAAGGAAATCGAATCTGAATTCAAATTAGCTATGAAAGAATTAGAAACTTTCAAAGCAGCAGAAGAAGAACGATTAGCCAAAGAAGCAGAAACCAGAAAGTTAGAAGCAGTTGAAGCAATTATAACCAGAGAAATCTTATTCGGTACAACCGAG